TAAGACCTCCGGCTGCACTGGATTTTGCAGTTAGTACATAATCATTTGTAGGAGTATTATCTATATTTAAATCGGCTTCTTTGATAGAACCATCTTTGATTCCGTCTCCACCTGTTATTTTTGTTAAAGACATTATGCTGCTATCTCCATTACTGTCATGTGACTAATTGTATGTTCGTAATCATAGTGATTAGTTGATGTGTTAACAGTTTGGTTAATGTAAAGAACTTCACTACCACCTGTATGACAAGCTACACCTAACCTTATTGTTATTGCTGTACCACTTGCTTGAGCTGGTGCATACAAATAATTAGAAAACGGAGTTGTGTTAGGCGTTGAATCGTTGTTGTTTGCGATATAAGAAATACTAGGTACAAATGTATAGCGTGGTCTATTTGTTTTACTATCAGTTGAAGCCCTTAACGCATCAATAGGAGCAGTTGTTCCGCTAATAGTTGAACTAATTACATAGCCAAAAAAATCTTCTCTATTACTAAATTCACCAGAAAGAGAACCGCTAATTAACAATTTTGAGTTAGCTTTGGTTGTTGTAACAGTAGTATCAATACCTGTAACATAGTAAATATTAGAACTATTGTTAGCATATTGATTTGTTATAGAGAGACTAGCTCTGCTATTAAAAGTAGTATTAACAACTTGAAGAATTTTACCTACACCACCTGACAAGTTAGATATAGTTGTACTTCCATCAGAACCTAAAACAATATTATTAGAACCAGAGGAAGCGTGTTTTAAATTTGTTGCGTTTAAAGTTGCCATTATGCTGCTACCTCCATAAGAGTAATTGTACAGGGACACCTCAGGTGTTGCTGATAGTTACCATTATCTCCTGTAGTTCCTACTCTTCCAGTGCCACCTGAGTTAAAAACTTTCATTAAAACTCCATAAGTATGTGCATTTGTATCTGCTGCTGTATCTAAGTACATAAAAGCTGCTTCTTCTGCATGATTTACTGAACTCTGTCTAAATCTAAAGGTTCCTGATTCTTGGTTATTACCAGAAGCTGCACCTATTGCACCAGATATTGCAGTTCCATCTTTTGCTAATTGAAACCCCACGGCATAATCATTTGCACTATTACCACCATATATAGTTACATTTATTAAAATTTTATTATTTGCTGTAGTTGCTGTGATTGCTTGAGTTAAGCCTGTAATTAGTGCATAGCTTGTACTATTTGTAGAGTAAACGTCAGTTTTAACTGTTTGAACAACTTGAAGAATTTTACCTGTGCTTGTTGCGGATGTTAATAATGTTGCATTACCAGTTCCGGGTACAGTCAACTCAAGAGCTGCATTACCAGTTGTACTGGCTGGCCCTTTGATAGCAACTGTACCTCCACCGCTGTCTGCGGTTAATTTTAATTGACTCATGCTGCTATCTCCATTGCTGTAATTGTTGAAATAGCTCTTCCATTACCATGACTATCTCCATCTGTATAAAATCTATTTAGATACATTGTCCTTGTTAAACCAGATGAATGACGTATTGCAACATTATAAATTCTACTATTTGTATCACCAGCAGAGACTTGAGCTATCAAATTCGTAGTTCTACCAGCACCACTCGCCATATCATCTTCTAAAGAACTAGATCTGGTTCTACTTCCAGCAGCATCACCTATAATATCAGTAATCTCAGCACCATTCTTTTCAAATCTAAGCATATAAATTTGCCCACTACCTTCAGAGAATGTAACTGTTGCCATTAATAATATTTTATTAGAAGCTGAAGAAGGAGTAATACTTACTTGTAACCCTGCGTTATAAATACTCCACCAAGTTGCAGTAGCAAGGTCATTAGAAGCTGTGTCTGTTTTTTGATCGTGAACAACTTGCAGAATTTTACCGCCAACACCAGTTGCTAAATCAGCACTTTGTATAATCCCGTCTGGTAAACCACCAGCGGATATACCGGATACTGTGCCAGACCCGTTTAATGTTATAGGCATAATTTATACGATTGTCCAGTTTTCTCCAGTACCAATTGTTACAGCAACACCATTATTGATTGTTACAGGGCCAGCTGACATTGCGTTGTAGCCGTTTGTAATTGTATAGTTGGTTGTTACTGTTTGACCATTTTCCCAGAATATTTTATCTGTGCCACCACCTGTAGCTCCAGCTGCTGACTCAACCCACTCCATACCATTGGATGTGTAGCCAAGTACTTTGTCTGTGCCAGACGGTGCTGCATGTATATCTAGTTTAGCTTCTGTTACGCTATCGTCTGCTAACTTACTACCAGCAATAGCTGCTGAAGCGTTTATGTCAGCATTGACAATAGTACCATCTACAATCTTAGCAGATGTGACTGTATCGTCAGCTGGTGTATTTATACTTATTGCGAGTCCGATGGTGAGAATAAAGAAGTCAGCACCATTAGCAGGGGCACTGGCAAATATAATATCGTTACCATCAATAGCAAATCCTTCGCTTGGGCTGGTTCCACTATTAGGTTTCTGAATGACTCCATTGATGCTAACAAGATGTGCTTGAGCATTTGAACCGGGGTTTGATAATGTGAATCTTGTAGCAGAACCATTAAAGGTTGCACTACCACCACCTGAGCCACTAGAGCTAGACAGTGTGTTGATTGCTATGGTTTGAGATCCAGCTGCTGCCCAGCTTAGATTACCATTAGAATCTGTTTTTAGAAACTGACCGTTTACTATGTTAGATGGTAGTGTCAGCGTATAACTTTGTGCAGCACTATGAGGTGGTGACTTAATCTTGACACCATGGCTGTTAGCTGAACAGTTAAGTTGCAGTGTACCATCTGCACCGCCTGCACCTTTAATTTCTACAACACCTGTACCATTAGGTGTTACTTTAATATTACCGTTAGTTGTGCTTGTAGTAATCTCATTTGTTTGTACATCTAAGTTACCGCCAAGCTGTGGTGTAGTATCATCTACTATATCTTGAGTTGGTGTTGTAACTGTAACAAACTCAAGTGCATTACCAGATGAGTTCACCTTTACTGTTTTACCAGCTGCACCTGTAAAGTTAGCTGGTGTATCTGATAAGGTTGTAAATGTTGTAGCACCCGCACCGGCAGATATGCCTGCTAGTTTGCTTTTTTCTGCATCTGTAAATACGTTACTATCTGATGCAGCTGCTACGGCTGCTCTAATCTCTGCATCAGTTTGATCTGCTGTTGCACCAGCTTCTATAGCATTAAGTTTACTGTGGTCAGCGTCAGTAAATACATTACTGTCACTTGCATTTTCTACTAATGTTCTAATCTCTGATGCTGTTTGGTCAGCTGTTGCTGCTGTTTCAATGCCGTCAAGTTTTGTCTTGTCAGCAGCTGTCATAAGGCCGGGGCTAGTTGTTGTAACACTAGCTAAGTTATTCTGCTCTTCTTGTGCAGCAAATAATAACTGCTCATGGTTAGCATTAAGGTCAGCTGCTTTGACTGACGAGCCTGCGACATATGTAGCCTTTGCAACGTCTACGTTAGTATCACGAAGTATACGTATCTTTGCAGGGCTAGTTGGTATATTACCAGCTGTAAATACTACATTACCACCACCTGTAGTAGTGTAGCTTGTTATATTGTAATGTGTGCTTGTTGTTTTTGTAACACCATCTACTTCTACTTTTACATCTGATTCTTGTATAGAAGGGAAAGAAAACGCTTTGGTCGCATTTCCATCCCCAGTGTATTCTACGAATGTTGTTGCCATTTATTTGTATATGTTGAGGATGTTTGCGGTATCCGTACGTTTTTCGATACGTGCGATTTCTTTTTCACGTTGCTCTAGTATAACTCTTCTGACATTTGGTTGACTGCTAATTTTAGCCCAAGCCTGCCTACGTGCGTTGTAGAATATACGTTCTATAATTCTGTTATGGTAGTAGTCTTTTACATCAAAGTCACCACGTCTACCAGATTTTATATCTGTACGCATCTGTTCTAATGACGCTAGTATCTTGGGATCGTCAGCTAGTTTGTCAAGTTTTAATTCTAGATTTTGCTCACCTATAGCTTGTTGAAACAAAGATCTAATTACTGCATTATCTGTAAGCTTTGTGCCGTCAGGTGCGTAGTATGTAGATGTACGTAAATCGTAGCCACTATTAAATAGTAACTGTCTACCTTTGCTTTGTTCTAAGTTAAGTGTTACAGGACTTACAGCATTATATGCTCTTGTTAAGAAGTCCCAATCTTTGAGTGGTTTACCGTTGAGTATGTCATACTTTTTAGGTAGCTGTTGTGTACCAGCTATCTGTTCAGTAAGTAAGTTTCTGTTACGTATAGACTGTAGCACGCCTGAGTTTATCTCACGCATGTATGGTGTAAATAATCTACCAAGTTCGTTACGTAGACCAGCCAGAGGTACAGAGTTGTTAGCAAGAGATGCTACAATACGTTTTCCCTGTCCGGGTCTAGCACCAAATAAGTCTACAAATGACTGTATACCTGCTAGGTATGACTTACTTGTAATAGCCTGTGCTACAACAAGAGATATCTTACCTAACTGGTTTTCTGTCCACTCTTCACCCATCAGTTCACTCGCATCACCTACGTCAGCGATTGTAGACATAATAAGGTTGAATGGTTCAAAGTTGTCGTAACCTACACGTACATCACCTAGTTTAATTGTTCTTGGTTCCCACTTACCATCTATCCAGACCTGTCTTTTCTGTCTATCAACTGGGCCGTTACCGTTAAGATCACCACGCATCCAAGCGTTTATAGCCATCATAACTACACCAGAGCCTATAGCCAATCGGCCTGTTTGTAAAGCTCTAGCATTAGCAAGTTCTTCTGGTGTAAAAATACCATACTTGTTTACACTTGCTAGGTCAGCTGGGTTTGCAAATGCTATGTCGTTAAACTCTTTGACTAAGAAGTTAAACCCGGGTGTATACTTACCTGTAAGAGCAAGACCGTTTACACCTGTTCTAGCAAACAAAAAGAATGGTTTGGCTAGAGGTGCAGCACTAAATACATCGTTGAGACCTTTTGCAAAGCCTGTAAGATCTTGTGTTAGTGTTACTTCTTTACGTCCAAATTTTGTAGCTTCGTCAATAATATTACCGTCTTTGTCAAATACCTGTGAATAGAAGTCGTCTTCATATGCCTTCATCAAGTCTTTGTTTATCTCTGGTAGTTTGATGCCGTCAACACTTTGCATTTCTAAGACTCTACGCATTGCTTTCTCACGCATCTTAGCACGACCAAGAATGTAACCAAACGCATCGTCAGTTGCAGCCATAATCTTTGTAGAGTATGTAAACAAGTTATTGTTGTTCATCTGTCTAGCTACGTTAGCCATACGAAATGCAGCTACTTCACCAGCGTCAGCTCTACCACTATCTTCTGCCCAACGACGTAATATCTCCCAGTTATCGTCTGCTTGTGTATACTCTGAGAAACGTGTCTTGATTGTACGTATATCACCTTTCCAGTATGAGTTTAGTTTTTCTCTAAACAAAGTAAACGACTCAGGTATAGCTTCTATCATACCATTGACCGCAGCTAGGCTACTTCTAAGTGTAGCAGAGTCACCCTCAAACGGATAACGTACAACTGCTCCTAATGCTGAAGCTAGTGGTCGTAAGAATGTTGCAGTAGATGTACCCATGATTGCTCGAACTGGTGTTTTAGGGCCTGATAGAATACTATGACTCATCACACCTTCTAGTTCACGAATTAGTGCACCTGTTCTAGCTGGGCCGTCTGGTACTAATGAACCACCTTTAAGTATTGTACGTGCCCATCTGTCAAAGTCTTCAAGAGTATTGACATCTTTCATCATAGAAAAAGCTTCAAACAACGCATTGAGTAGGTTGTCGTCTGCATCATCTTTAGCTATCTTTAGTACAGCCATTATAGACTCTTTTGCTTTCTCTACATCTGCTGTAATAACTTCGTCGACTATCTGTGATTTTGGTTGTTTACCAGCTTGTAACTGTCTAAATGCGTCAGATTTTAAGAATCTAGCTTTTTTAGTTTGGTACAAAGCTGTTAACATTGTATCTACAACTTGCTTGGCTGGGCCATCTACATCGTCCAGACCAACTAGATCTGCTATTTCACGTCCAGCTGTACCTAGATCTCGTAGTTGTTTAAGTAAAGAACCTACAACTAAGTCACCTATAACAACATTCTTTGATGTCCATATTTCTACACCGTCAACAACATCGGGTTGAGCTTCTAATAACTCTTTTAGATACTGTTGTGGTGACATTTCTACGGCATTTCTACCCTGTGTTATACGTTGATGACCTTCTATAGCCTCTCTCCATCTGGATGCTAGCTTTGGTACACTGCCTTTTACAGCGTCAAGCTCTGCTTTAAATTTAGCATCACTCATTAGTCCACGCATAATACGCTCTACTTGTGCTTCATCTGTAGCACCCTCCATAGCAATACGTTCGCGTTCGTATGGTGTTGTTACAGAGCCAGTAGATCCTTCTTCTGAACCCCACTCTTTACGAGTACGAGATAGCTGTTCACGAGCTTGTTGTGGTGATACCTCGGTTATATGTGCCCCTTGGTGTGGTTGAGATATAGGTGCATTTTTATCTGCTCTAAACTCTACTTCGCCACGTCTTAGCTGTGCTAGTCCGTTTTGTACTGTTGCCTGTTTTAGATTCTTGTTTCTATCTTGTATCTGTTTTACAGCTTTTTTACCACCTCTTCCAAGTGTGTAAGCAAAACCGTCAAAGAATAGACCTATGCCCATACCTTCAACAATGTTCTTCATCTTCATTACAACTGGATGGTCAGTATCCTTTGTAGATATAGGTGTATCCATCCAACCGTATCGGTCACGTAAAGCACCTAGAGCGTTCTGTTCATCTGACTCTTTTGATACTAGGTCAGATACAGCTCCAACAGCCATACCTCTTACAACATTACCTTTAGCTAGTGCTATAAGACCGGCTGGTAAAGCAACTACACCTGTAGCTGCCGCAGCTTTTGCAGTTAGTATTGTACCAGCTGCTAGAGATCCAAAGTGTACTAGACCTCTAAGCTGTTTACCCCACCATGTTTTTGTTTCGATTGGATTATCATAACCACCAAAGGGTGTAAAGTCTGGCTTGTATGCACCAGTCTCTTCCCTTTGTCTTTGCATCTCCCCACTGAAAGCATCAACTGTACGTTCTGGAAACGTAGCAATAGATGATGCAGTGTCTTGTAGACCGCCGGATAAAATAGACTGACCCTCTTTGATGAGTGCCTTAGCACCCCATGTATCGGAGTTACGTGGATCAGCTTGTGTGTCAACGGCTTGTTGTTCAGCCTGAGCTTGCTCTGACTTTGCCTGTTCTTCGGCTATTATCCGATTTCGATAGTCGTCTGATATGTCGTCAGCTACATTACTTAGCTCATCGACCATATCGTCGTCTATCATATATTTTCCTGAGTCCATTAAATTGTTATTCCTCCAAAGTCGTTCTCGACGTAATCTTTAATTAGTCCGTCGAAATACTTATTGGTTTTGGTTTTTTTTACGTTATCTAAAATTATCTCGTTTATATCACCCTGTAAGTTCTGAAACTGGTTATTTGTCATACCTCTAAGATTAGGAAAGAATTGTAATACTTGTGTTCTTTCTGTATCAGATAGGTTAGTAAGTCTACGCCAGTCTTTATCAGCGTCAACTAATGCACCCATAATACTGTTACTTTTGTTGGCTTGTATTCTCATCAAACCAAACACTATAGCATTTTGAGTCTGCTCATCCATGACACCATCTACTCTTATACCACCAGACTCTACAACTTCTATAAGTTCTTCTGAGCTAATCTTAAACATACCGAAGTCAGTCGCACCAGCCTTAGCTTTTCTGTACGCATCTGCAACTGTCATTTCTTCTAGTTTGACTTTTGGTTTTGTAAATGGATTGCTGTTAGGATCTCTGTAGTAGTCTGCATTATCTGTAACTTTTAGAGCATTAAGCATTTTAGCTTCTATCTCTGTATTATCATCGTTGTTAAGTAAGTTAAGATTCTTAGTCTGATTCTTACGTAGATACAAGAAACGCTGCTCTTCTTCTGTTAAATCAAAGAATGTTTCTGGGTTCTTCATATTGCTAGTGTCACCCGGGAACATAGCCTTAAATCTTGCAAGAGCATACTCATGTGGCATTACGTTTGTACCATGAGTTACACTTCTAAAGTATTGTGGAAATGGTGTTTTGAAACCACTTTCATAGTAATCATACAACTGATCTAACGCACGTTTCTCATCAAGAGATACAAACTCTTTCTGATTCATTGTAGCATCAACTCCGTTGTCCTTTAAGAAAGTCTGATCGTTACGTATATCTATTGGTAATGTTGGCCTAGTAATATCAACTTGAGATGAATACTCTTTATTTATCAACTTTTCTAAAATTTTTGGATACTCTAATTCTAGCGCAGCTTCAAGTGTTA